TGTGCAATCTGTGTCTTGTCTTTCTTGTTGTATCCAGTCGTGTTGATCCTGTACATTCTGTCGAGCAGAATCGGGTTGACCTTGCTTTCGTCGTTGTAACTGAAGATGAAGAGACACTTGCTCAAGTCAAAGTCGATTTCCGCAAAGTAGCGGTCGTGGAACTGCGAGTTCTGACTCGTGTCGGTAAGGTGCGTGAGGATGCCGACGATTTCCTCACCCTTCGCCGTCTCACTGATCTTGTCGAGCTCATCAAAGTAGATGACGGGGTTCATGGAACCGCACTGAATGATGATTTCGACAATCTTACCCCAAGTGCTGCCTTCGTATGTGTAAGAGTGACCTTCCAAGAAGCTACTGTCCGTTGCACCACCGAGCGCAATGAATGCGAAATCACGACCAAGGATCTTGCTGATTCCCTCTTTCACAAGCGAGGTCTTTCCAGTACCCATTGGCCCTTTGATGGCGATCGCACTGCCCATCGCGCTTGGATTGGAAATCCATTGACCGACCATCTGCATAATCTGGAGTTTCGCGTCGTTGAGACCGTAGACTGCAGTGTCGAGTGTGGTCTTGGAGGCCTCCATGAACTCACTGCAACGCTGGATACCATCCTCGATCGTGAGAGGAAGATTCTTGGTCTTGTTGAAGGGAATCTTCATGAAGGTATCGACCCAGTTCTTCACCTTGTAATACTCACCACAACCTGGTTCCATGTGTCGAAGTGAGTTGATCTTGCGCATCGCGATTGCTTTGAATGCGATGGGAATGTCAGTCTCCAGAAGGGAAAGTCGGTATGGTTTCTGAATGATGCTGACCGCGTGGATTTGTTTCAAGTCAGCAATCACCTTTTGCTGCTCAGCAGGAGTCATGTGTCGGCGGAAGTAGCGGAGATCATTGGTTGAGTTCTTCTTCCTGAGAAGAGTTTTGAACTCCTTGACGTTCAGCTTGTCGCGCTTCTTTTCATCGGCGCGTAGCTGGTTCTCAAGATCGCGCTGCTTCTGCTTCATTTCTTCGAGCTGCTTTTTCATAAACTTATTGTTCGACAGTGCAGCATTGGTCGACATCGTTTCCGTAAGTGACTGAATCGTTTCTTTGATCTCGGCGAGCTTGGTCTTGTTCTTTTCGCAGCGCTGTTCCATCTCCTTTTGTTGCTTCTTGTGACGCGCAATGTCAGCTTCGCTGCTGTCATCGCTGTCGTCGTCGTCAGTGAAGTAATCATCGTCATCGTCATCACTGTCATAGTCGTCGTCGCTGTCGTCGTCGTCAGCTTCGCTGTCGTCGTCATCATCTTCGCTTTCTTCGTCACTGTTGTCATTGTCCTCACTGTTCTCATTGTCTTCTTCGTCGGTACTTACATTTTCGTCTTCTTCGTATTCCTCTTCAGTGTCGTCGTTGTCTTCTTCTTCCTCCTCGTCACGGCGTAACTTTTTTCCTTTTCCTTTACCGTTGGCAATCGCAGCTGCAATCACCGATGAAGCAAGTGCTTCAGCGATTTTTCCAACCACCACATTCGCGGCTTGGGTCTTTGTTTTTTTTGTTACGGTCATCGTGCGAGTGCTGCGGCGGCGTTCAGGTACAGAAATCGACACAGACGATGCGGAGGAGGAGTGCTCTCCTTCGGATTCGGATCCAGAACCAGATTCAGATTCAGGGATTCCCTTGTTGTCCTCATCGTCACGGTGCTTCTTATACGTGGGTTTTCCGCCAGCAACGATACGGGTTTTCTTGGTATTATTCTTCTTGATAATGAAAGGCATTGTTGTTCTTGCTGTTCTTGTTGAATCGCTGAGGATCGTCATTCATCAAAAAACCATTTCAATTTTTTTTGAATTTGATGATACTTCTTCTTTCTTCATTCCATTATCATTTCAAAAAAGAATATGGACAAAATTGAAAACAATCTAAATATTATAGTAGGTATATAAGAAGACCGAACACAAAAGGTTTCACATACCCAAAATGACAACGACAATGACCCCCGTATCTAAAATCATCGGCATCCAATTTAGTATCATGTCGCCCGAAGAAATATTGAAAGGATCTGTCGCTGAAATAACCAATCGTGAAACATATGTGAACAATAAACCTGTTATAGGGGGTTTATTTGACCCGAGAATGGGTCCGATTGACCCCGGTGTGATTTGTCCAACCGATGGACTTGACTATATGAAATGCCCCGGATACTTTGGACATATCAAACTGGCTCGCCCTGTGTTTTACTACCAATATCTAGGAACGATTATAAAAATATTGCGATGCGTTTGCATCAAGTGCAGTGCGCTTCGAATGAGCAAGTCTGCGAATAAACAACTTCTCGGATTACCCGCTGATGAACGATGGACACAGGTCTTTCGTATTGCAAGTAAGATCAAGCGTTGTGGTGAAGATACGGAGACTGGATGCGGTTGTCTTCAACCAAGTCGTATTACCATGAAGGCTGGACTCGGCAAGATCTACGCGGAATGGGACAATGTCAAGGGAATTTTAGAAGAGACAACTGCGGCAAGTATCGCCGGAAGTGCTGCGGAAGCGGACAAGGATGGATCACTCTCTATGAAACTCACTCCGGAAATTGTGATCAAAATTTTCAGGAGAATCAGTGACGAAGATGTCGAGTTTATGGGATTTAGTCCAGTGTTCTCGCGCCCTGATTGGATGGTCTGTCAGGTTCTCGCAATCCCTCCTCCTGCAGTTCGTCCTTCTGTGAAAATGGACGGTTCACAAAGGAGCGAGGATGACATCACTCATATCATCGTCAACATTATCAAGGCCAACACGACACTACAAGACAAGATCAATGAGGGTGCACCGGCAAATGTGATTGATGGTTGGCACATGATGCTTCAGTATTACGTTGCTACCCAGGTCAACAACAATATTCCTGGTTGTGCTCCGGTTGCACAAAGGTCCGGTCGACCCCTGAAATCGATCCAGGAACGCTTGAATGGAAAGACTGGGCGCGTCCGCGGGAACTTGATGGGAAAACGTGTTGACTTTTCAGCGCGTTCTGTCATCACACCCGATCCGAACTTGTCGATTCGCGAACTCGGAGTTCCGTTGAAGATCGCCAAGAATATCACGAAGCCTGTTGTCGTGAATGACCGGAATAAGAAATTCCTGCTTCGGTTGGTTCGCTCAGGTCCGGATGAGTACCCTGGTGCGAAGATTCTGGAGCGGAAGACGGGCGAGTCGATTTCGCTTCGTTATGCAGACCGCGCGAATATTATGCTGAACAACGGCGATATCGTTCATCGACATATGATGGATGGTGACGCGATCTTGTTCAATCGTCAACCGACACTTCACAGGATGAGTATGATGTGTCACATTGCGCGAGTGATGTATCAGGGAGATACGTTTCGTATGAATGTTGGTTGTACGAAACCCTATAATGCAGACTTCGATAAACATCTCTGTCGAAAACAGGAGGCGTGAAAAGCGTGTTACCTCCTAGTCAAAAGTTGTTAAAGTTAGCTATATATTATATTAATAATGACATACCATAATCCAAACATACATTTATCAAATGAAATTTTATGTGATTCATCCAAAAGATATTGTGAGATTTACAAGATACAAAACAAAACCACAGATAAGGTTTATATAGGCCAAGCAGTATCTCACATATTGAACCATAACAAATATCGACCATACGGTCATGTTGGGCGGTTTAAAACTCATATATCCGAAGCATTTTCAAACAAAAAACATCAATCTCATTATTTGAATAATGCTATTCGTAAATACGGTAAGGACGATTTTACGGTAGTTATTTTAGAATATTGCGATCTTGAAAATGCCAACGAAAGAGAGAAGTATCACATAATTTCAAACAATAGTATATTTCCGCATGGATACAACCTAAAAATTGGAGGACAATCCGATTTTACACATTCAGAAGAAAGTAGAAAAAGAGTGTCCGACGGGTTGATTAATCATTACAGAGATACAAAATATATTCGTTTTAAAGATATTCAATTGTCTTCATTCAAAGAAAATGTAGATGATATGATAAAACCTTTGAATCGGTATAACATTCAGTATGGTTGGTATGTCTATATTAATAAAATAAAAACTGATTTTGGCGGGGTTCATATAACTTTAGAAGAAAGTAAGAATATGGCCGTTGAATTCATATATAGCTTAAAAAAACAACTTTTGGCGAAACACCTTGTTGCTGGAAACCCCTTAGAGCCTTTACTACCACTTTCGGATGGAAACATTCGCGAGGAACTCGTTTAATTGACGAACCCAATGGTAATAATGTAAAGGATTGGGCAATCAGCAGTGTTACTTCCTACGGTCGCATGGTAGACTATGGAAGGCACTCAGAGACTGAACCGGTGTTGGTGTGCGATGATGAACTAGCCATTCAGAGCGCGTCTAAGATACAGTCCGGCCTCTTGGGAAACCTTGAGGATATTCATCGGGAGATGAAATGAACCTTCACATGCCACAGGACGACGAGTCCGAGATTGAGTTGCGCCACTTGGCCGCAGTTCCCTATCAACTCATCAGTCCGGCAAACAATAACTCGATCATCGGTGTTTTCCAGGATTCACTGATCGGATCCTATTTGTTTACACGTGAAAATATCAGATTTACGCCGAGGGAGGCGATGAACCTGCTTGCAGCATACCCTCGCGTGAATGAAGCCGCGTTCAAGAGCGGTGAAGATATCAGTAACTTCGACGTGTTATCCCAAATCCTGCCACCCCTCACACTGAAATACAAGAAGAAGGCATTTGGCGAGAAAAACCCGAACGAAGATTATGCCACATCGAATAATGTTGTTGAGATCAGGAACGGTCGCATGATGCGTGGTCAGATCGACAAGAGTGTTCTTGGTGGTGGCGGTGTTGGGTTGATTCAGCGTGTATGCAATGACTTTGGAAATATCGCTGCGGCTGACTTCATTGACGGTCTTCAGAATATTATTACGGAGTATATGAAATCACATGCGTACAGTGTTGGTATCAGTGACCTTATTGCAAATAAGGCGACGAATACGCAGATTGCGGATGTCATTACGAAGAAGAAGACGGAGGTGAAGAACTTGATCGATCAGGTCCATCTTGGTATTTTCGAGAACAAGACAGGAAAGTCGAATGAGGCGGAGTTTGAAGCAAAAGTGTCGAATATTCTGAATACTGCGACGAGTGAGGCAGGTGGTATTGGAACAAAGAGTTTGAACTCAGATAACCGTTTCATCGGACTTGTGCTTTCAGGATCGAAGGGTAGCGACATCAACATTTCACAAATGATTTCGTGCCTCGGACAACAAGCGATCGAAGGCAAGCGTATTTCGTACGGGTTTGATAGCCGTACATTGCCTCACTTTAACAAGTTCGACGATGGACCGCTGGCACGTGGATTCATTGAGAGTTCGTTCATTTCGGGGTTGTCACCGGAAGAACTCTTCTTCCACGCGATGGGTGGTCGTATTGGTCTCATTGACACCGCGGTTAAGACGAGCACCACAGGATATATTCAACGTCGTCTCATTAAAGGTATGGAAGATCTGAAAGTGGAATATGACATGACTGTCCGCAACGGCAAACAACGTATTATTCAGTTCGCGTATGGAGATGACGGTATTGACACCATCAAAGTAGAGAATCAGTCGCTTCCGTTGGTCGCAATGAGCATGGATGAAATCTACGCGCATTTCCATATTCCTCTCGATAATTCTAGCGACACGCAAGAAAGCGCAGTTACTGCTTTTACCAAGACTGCGTATGCGAAGATGAAGAAGGAGAAAACTGCGACAATGAAGAAGATCCGAGACCTCATCGATTATATGATTGAAATGCGAGACTTGATCATCGAGCGTGTATTCAATCGTCTCGACAACAAGAATGTTCAGATGCCAGTTTCATTCATGCACATTATTAACAATGTTCAGGCACAACAGCAAATCAACCAGAATTCGATGGTCGATATTACGCCACTGGAAGCAATGGATATGATTTCTGCTGGGTTTCGCCAATTGGAGAACTTGTATTATGCACCACCGACCCTACTGTTTAAAGTGATGTACTACTACTACCTTTCACCAAAGGAACTGTTATTTGTGAAACGTTTCAACCGAAGTGCACTATCCATCCTGATCAGTGTTATCAACCTGCAATACAAACGATCAATTGTTGCACCGGGTGAAATGGTGGGAATGGTATCTGCACAGAGTATAGGTGAACCTACTACTCAGCTTACACTGAACACGTTTCATTCTGCAGGTGTTGCTTCCAAGTCGAACGCTACACGCGGTGTTCCTCGTATTGAAGAAATCTTGTCACTCTCTGAGAACCCAAAGAATCCGTCGATTACGGTTTATTTCAAGGAAGATGACGAGGCAACACCTGAGCGAGTTCAAGAGTTTATTCCGTTGATTGAGCATACCAAGTTGGCGGAAGTCGTTGAAAGCGTCGAAGTCTGCTTTGACCCGGATGATTTGAACACACTTGTAGAACAAGACCGGGCGGTTATGACACAGTATCAAGAGTTCGAAAAGCTCATTGAAGAATGCGTGCGCGATTCAGTCATTGCAGGAACAGCTGGCGCACCCGATGTTCCTAGTGTTAGTGGTGGTGCTGCTGCATCTTCGGCTGCTTCTGCTGCGATGAAATCGAAATGGATCATCCGTATTAAAATAGACCCGGTTGCAATGTTGGACAAGAAGCTTACTATGGATGACATTCACTTCTCTATCAAGAACAGTTACGGAAATGAAGTGAGTTGTGCATTTTCGGACTACAATGACGACAATCTTGTATTCCGGCTTCGTATGGAAAATGTTTCACAAGGAAAGAAGTCGGGTGGAGGCGGTGGTGGTTTCGGAGGTAGCGGAGGCGGTCATAAACAGAATCCATTGGATCAATCAGACCATATCTATATGATCAAGACATTCCAAGACCAGTTATTGAATAACATTGTCCTTCGTGGTGTGAAAGGAATCAAGAAAGTCATGCTTCGTAAAATCAAGAATACATTGACGAAGGCGGATGGAGTGTATACGAAGAAGGATAGTTGGGTTCTTGATACTACAGGAACGAATTTGATTCATATGCTCGGGGTGGATTATATTGACGCCAAACGTACTGTAAGTAATGACATCCAGGAAGTATATCGTGTATTTGGAATTGAAGCAGCTCGTCAAGCCATCTATAATGAACTTGCAGAAGTGTTTGATGATTCTCCCATCAACTATCATCACGTGTGTTTGCTGTGCGATCGTATGACTGTCTCATCGTCGATGATTTCGATCTTCCGCCATGGAATCAACAGTGATGATATCGGTCCGATCGCCAAGGCGTCATTTGAAGAGACGCCGGAGATGTTCTTGAAGGCAGCACGCCATGCAGAGTTGGATCCGATGCGTGGCATTTCAGCGAATGTCATGTGTGGTCAGGAAGGATACTACGGAACGAGTGCGTTTCAAGTGCTCGTGAATATGGACGAGATGATGAAACAAGAAGCAGTGGAATATCGTCATACAGACGCGAATGAAGAGATCGAAGAAGCATTCAAGGCGAATTCATCGGTTGGATTGGAGACGGACAAGTGCGGTATTCCGAAGCTGGCGATACAGTCGTGCGTGGATAATGTGAAGAAAGTTCGACTTGGAAAGGTAGATGATGATTATGATATTGGGTTTTAAGTTACCTGGTTTTGTGACTACGACGTCGACGACTTTGACGACGACGCCGACTACGACGTGTTTTTCGGTTGCGCGTCTTTCGTGACTTGGACGAGTGTTTACGTCTACTTTTACGTCTGCCGCCCATACCTGTAGGAATTGAGCCAGTCGCTAGATTTTCAACTCCAGCAGAAGGATTATTTGCCATTTCTAATGCTTTCCCTGCAATACCATCTGTTGGATCTTTGAGATCAGGAATACAACGAAACGGTGGATTAATCGGATCATTGAACGGATCAAAATCATAATCTATTTTATACCCTGCAGGACAAATTGGGTCTCCGCCCTCCTTATTTTCACTTGGTAATGGGTGACCTTTTTCATCTACACCACCTCCTCCTCCATCTTCTTTCTTGTCATCATCTTTTTTGTCGCTTTTTGTACTGGTTTTATTACTTGTATCTTTAGTACTGTTGTTATCCGTTTCAGCATTCTTTTTGTCATCTGGTTTTTTTTCTGGTTCCGTATTCTTTTTGTCATCTGTTTTTTTTTCTGGTTCCGTGTTCTTTTTGTCATCTGTTTTATTCTTCACCTCTTCTTTTTTATTTTTATTGTCTTCTTTTTTGTTGTTATCAGTAGTAGTAGTTTCGGTATCACTAACCATTTTGAATATTTACTATATTATAGTAATACTAAATATTCATACCCACTATCAATAGTGAAATGTTCAATATATCAAATCAGTACCGCATTTCTCCGTGTGTCGGTTTATAAATGCGTCTTCACAACAATATATTCTACTAGTTTCGTGATTCGCAGGTGTATTCTGTTTATTTAATTCCCCACAGGGGTAGCCTGGCCTCATCCGCCACTCTGGATCGGGCGATTACGGCGATGAGAATGAGAACGTCGGTGACGGCGGACAGTGGATGCACGACGGGCGCTTCCGCGTTTGTGTCCACCACGGGTATTTCGCGAAGATTTCCTATAGTTAGCCATAAATACGAATAGTGTATTATACACATTATTAGTATTTTAATTTTTTAGTGTAAAAGAAAGAAAAAAATGCTCCTTACGGGGCTCGAACCCGTGACCTCGGGCTCATAAGACCCGCGCTCTGACCTACTGAGCTAAAAGAGCATAATCCGTGTGGATATTCGGCGTCCACATATAGTTATTATACTTTGTTTTTAAGCCTCTTTTTCATCCAGCAACATCAACGCCATCGCAGCGTAATTATGCAGGTCGATCAATGTGTCTCGTATTCCTTCATCATTGACTAGATTCACGCCATTTTTGGTGATTGACATAGATCGCTGGATTTTATCCTCGATTCGCATAAGTACGCCAATGACACCATATTTCGCAAATGCGTCTCCGTAGTCTGCATTTTTCCGTGTGAATAGTTCCAATCCTTCCGCCTGAATCGCCTTCATTTGTTCGATGCGCCGATTTTGTCCCTTTGCTTCCATTGCTTGGCCTGGCCTGTGATTTACTAAATGATATAAACACCGAATGTTTATATCAATTTTAACAGATACCGACAACCCGTTTCGATCGAGTGACCTCGGAGTTATGAGCCCCGCGCGCTGCCTCTGCGCCATGTCGGTAAAACAAATGTACCACAAATGGTGTTGCTACGTTTATAGCGTCCAGCTTGACAATTACCACCTGTAGGTATCGATCCCACACCGTCCTTTTAATGATAAAGAAGATAACCATCCGACTTTCGTACCGACGATGATTAGTCGTCAGTAAAGTAGATGTCAGACGATAAAACGTCCGCCGTGGAGGTGGTTTGTAATGTTTGTGTCTATGTGAAGACTTGTCGCTTCTTCAAAGCAATTGAATCAACCCGATTAAATCGAGTTATTACCTCCTGATGGTTTTGATCCGATCGACCTCGAAGTTATGAGCCTCGCGCTCTGCCGCTGAGCTAAGGAGGTTT